GAAGTCGGGCGCAAGGCCATCGAGGATACACTTGTTCAATTACGCGATGGCCGAATTTCATTCCCGACTCGCGGGAATGGCCTGGTAATCCGCGAGAAAGATGGTACGCGCAGTCCAATCATCCGACTTGGTTCTGAGGATGCGCTACGGATCGGACTAATGGCCATCGCGGAATACATTGAACAGAAAAACAATGAGAGGTCCACCACATGAGGCACTGCCGATCCTGCCGGCACTACAGCGGCCGCCGCTGCATCCTGCTCGGCATTGACCGACCCGCAACATTCGGCTGCGCGTCACACGCCGCGCACGCCACCCGCAAGCTCACCGACGCCGACGTGCGCCGCATCCGCTCCGAGTACGGCACCACGTCCCTGCGCCACCTGGCGCGCCGCTTCGGCGTGAGCCAAACATGCGTCCACCGCATCGTTCGGGGACGAAGCTACAAGGGGTAAAGCATGACCGACTTTCGCAACCGCATCGTGGGCTACGGCACCAAAAAGGCGAGCCAGTTCCTCGCCCACCCGCTCAACCACCGCAAGCATCCGCAGTCCCAGCGCCGCGCAATGACCGCCAGCCTCACCGAGCTCGGCTGGGTCAACGCCGTCATCGAAAACGTGCGCACCGGCCGGCTCATCGACGGCCACGAACGCATCTGGCAGGCGCTCCAGGCCGACGATGCCGAGGTGCCGTTCATCCAGGTGGACTTGGCGCCCGAGGAAGAGCACCTGGCCCTGGCCATCCTCGACCGCATCACCGGCATGGCCGAAGTGGACCCCGCCATGCTCAACGCGCTGATCGAGGACGTGAACACCGGCGAGCCGGCGTTGCAGGAGTTGCTCGCGCAGATGGCCGATGAAGCCGGGATCGTGTCCGGCGACGAGTCAACCGTTGACGCCGAGCCGCAGATTGACAAGGCCGAAGAACTGCGCGTCAAGTGGGGCGTTGAGACGGGGCAGTTGTGGGAGCTGGGCGATCACAGGATCGTGTGCGGAGACAGCACGGACGATGATGTGATTAGGGCTGTGATGGGAAATGATAAAGCCGTCTTGTTCTGCACCGATCCTCCGTATGGTGTCAATTATGGCGAATTACAAAAAGCCAAATGCGGCAGAACGAAGAAATGGGCTAAGATCGAAAACGACAACCTCGGCGGCGACGGGACGCAGGAGTTTTTGGAGAAGTGCTTCCATGCATGGTTGCCATTTCTGGTCGACAACGCGGCGTGGTACATCTGGCACGCGCAGAAAGTGCAGGGATACTTCACTGCTGCTGCTGCTGCTGCGCAAGTTCTATACCATCGGCAGATCGTGTGGGTAAAGCCGTCACTAATCCTCGGGCGGGGGCATTTTCACTGGCGGCACGAACTTTGTCTTTACGGCTGGCGGGAGGGTCATCCGCCGCCGGAACCAAAAGACAGATCGGCCAACACGGTGTGGGAGTTCAAGAGGGATGCCTCACAGACGTATATGCACCCGACGCAGAAGCCGCTGGAATGCTTCGAGTGGCCGATGAACTACAGCACGAAGCGGGGTGATGTGGTTGCGGAGCCGTTCTCTGGCAGCGGGACGCAAATACTCGCTGCTGAGAATACGGGCCGTCGCTGCCGCGCCATCGAGATCAGCCCTGGCTATGTCGCGGTGGCGCTGCAGCGGTGGGCCGACGCGACTGGCAAAGAGCCGAAGCTGTTGACCTCATAAGTGGTTGTGTGCTCAATGGCTCAATGTACTGCGCGAAAAAAGCGGACGAACGAACAATGCCGAGCCCAGGCCATTCGTGGCATGACCAAGTGCCGCGTGCACGGAGGGATGTCGCCAAGGGGTGTTGCCGCAAACAACTACAAAACGGGCAAGTACACGCCCTGGGCGAACATCCTGCCGAAGCACATGACCGAAGCGTTCGATGCCAGCTTCACCGATCCGAAGCTGTTGAGCCTGCGCAAAGACATCGCGCTCACGGATGCGCGGATCACCGAGCTGCTGGCCGCGCTGGTGCGCGAGGATGCGCCGCTGACGTGGGAGCAGTTGGTGCAGGCCAAGGCCGGCTTCTACAAGGCGCAGGCGGCCAAGAATGTCGGCGCGTCCAAGGCGGCGCTGGACGCCATCATGCTGCTGATCGACCAGGGCGCGGCCGACGTGGACAAGTGGGCCGAGTTGCGGCAGGCGCAGGAGCACCGGCGCAAGATGATCGAAACGGAATGGAAGTCGAAAACGGCGCTGGCGCGGGTGCTGACGATGGAGCAGTTCGCCAACTTCCTCGAAGCGTTCAAGAGCGTCATCATCACCAGGGTGAGCAGCCGCGCCGAGCAGCAGGCGCTCATCGACGGGGTGCGCGAGCTGGTATTGAACGAAAAGATATTGGGGGATGATGATGGCGACGGCTGATGCTGTGGCCACGTTCAAGGCGCGGTGGCGCCTGGACGATAACGACGCGCCGGGTGACGCTTTCGTCACGCGGTATACAGCCCGCCCCGACCTGTTCGCGGCCGAGTGCGTGGCCTGGCCGAATGGGGCGCACCCGGCGCCGTACCAGGCCGAGGCGTTCGCGGCCCTGTGCAAGCACCGCCGGTACTCCCTGCGGGGACCGCACGGCCTCGGCAAGACTGCGTACATGGCCATCGTGGTGCTGTGGTTCGCGCTGACGCGGGACGCGGCCGGGCACGACTGGAAGGTGGTGACCACCGCCAGCGTGTGGCGCCAGCTCAACAAATACCTGTGGCCGGAGATCCACAAGTGGGCGCGGCGCCTCCGGTGGGATGTGATCGGCCGGCGGCCGTTCATCCGCGACGAGATGCTGATGACTGAGATCAAGCTGGCGCATGGCGAGGCGTTCGCGGTGGCCTCGGACACGCCGGACGCCATCGAGGGAGCGCACGCCGACGAGCTGTTGTACGTGCTGGACGAGGCCAAGGCGATCCCGGCGCCGACGTGGGAGGCCATCGAGGGCGCCATGAGCACCGGCAACTGCATCATGCTGGCCACATCCACGCCGGGCGACCCGGCCGGCACGTTCTACGAGCTGCACACCCGCAAGCCGGGGTTCGAGGACTGGGTGGTGCGGCACGTGACCAGGGCCGAGTGCGTGGCTGCCGGCCGCATGTCGGCCGAGTGGGCCGAGCAGCGCAGGCGGCAGTGGGGGGAGAAGTCGGCCGTGTACCAGAACCGTGTCGAGGGCAACTTCGCCAGCGACGATGCCGACGTGCTGATCCCGCTGGCCTGGGTGGAGGCGGCGAACGAGCGGTGGCACGCCCTCGAGGGCGACTACGGCAAGCTGGTACGCGCCGCGCTGGACGTGGGCGAGATGGGCGAGGACAAGAGCGTGTACTGCCCGGTGCATGAGCGGGGGGTGCCCGGCCTGACGCGGTGGGGCAAGGCCGAGACGATGGAGACGGTGGGCCGCGTCATCAAGCTGCACCCGAGCCCGAAGCTGGAGTTGGCGGTTGACGCCAACGGGGTGGGCGCCGGGGTGTGCTCCCGGCTGCGCGAGACGGGCTACACCGTGTCGGCGTTCAAGGGCGGGGAGGCCAGCGAGGAGACGGACACCAGCGGGGAGCTGCAGTTTGCGAACAAGCGGGCCGCATCGTGGTGGGCGGTGCGCGAGGCGCTGGATCCGGCCGGCAACCCGACGCTGGCACTGCCGCCCGATGACGAGCTGACCGGCGACCTGACCGCACCGCGCATCAAGTACACCAGCTCGGGCAAGATCGGCATCGAGCCGAAGGACGAGATCCGCAAGCGCCTGGGGCGCAGTCCAGACAGCGGCGACGCGCTGGCGATGGCCATCTACCGGCCCAAGACGCGCACCGCCGAGTTTATTATCGTGGATTGACCATCCCGCCAACCCGTTTGACCCTGTAAACACTTTTTACACCCTGTTTACACCCAAAACCGTGCTAGGCTGATAGCAGGATTTGGGGAGGTGTATGAGTATCACGTCCCTCAACCTGCGGTATAGCCCGCCGGTTCCCACCGAAAGCGACCGCCGCGAGCGCGATCTTGAGGCGGCTCGATCCATTGAACACGTCAAGATGACGCTGAATGATTGGCTATCGGCCGACTCGTTCATTCAGCCGGACGAAGGGCTTGGCGCCAACCCGACGCCGAAGAAGTTGCTCGAGTCGTGCGAAGACTGGGTGTATGCCTGTGTCACCGCGATCTCTGGCCGCGTCATGGCGCTCCCGTACTGGCTGCAGCTCGAGCGCAAGAGCAAGGATGGCCCGGTCATTGACACCGTGGGCGAGCACGTCCTGCTGGATCTGCTGCGCAACCCGAACCCGGTGACAACGGGCGCCGAGCTGTTCTGGATGCTGGCGGGCGATCTGATGACGGCCGGCGACGCCTACTGGTGGCTGCTGCCGGATGGCAACGGCAAGTGGCCGACGCAGATCTGGCGCCTGCCGCCGGATGCGGTGTGGGTCGTCTACGACGGCTCCGGCAAGCTCCCGCTGCAGTACATGGTGCAAATGAACGGCGGCTCGTTCCGCATCGACCCGCAGTTCGTGGCGCCATTCACGATGCCGTATGGCGTGGCCGGCAACTGGCGCGGGAGCATGTCGCCACTGCGCGCCGCGGCCAGGGCCACCGACCTGTCGCTGTTCACGCAGATCTACCAAGGCAACTTTTACAAAAACAACGCCCGCCCTGACTTCCTGGTGGTGTTCCCCGAGGGCGTGGACGTCAACCGGGAGTCGCTCAAGTCGTTCAAAAGCCAGTGGGACACGGCGCACAAGGGGCTGGACGGGGCGCACAAGTGGGCGGTGCTGACCCAGGGTGCCGACATCAAGACGATCAGCATGCCGGACAGCGACAGGCGGTTCATCGAAGTTTCGGAGATGACCCGTGACAAGATCCTGGCCGCGTTCAAGGTGCCGGCGGCGAAGATCGGCTTAACCACCGACGTGAACCGCAGCAACAGCGAGAGCGCCGACTACACGTTCAACCGCGAGTGCATCAACCCGCTGGCCACGCTCGTCGCCGCGGCGATCAATAAGCACATCATCGACCGCTTCTACCAGCCGGCCAACGTCCGCACCGCCAGGCTGAAATTCGTGTTCGAGAACCCGGTGCCGAAGGACGAGGAACGCACGCAGAAGCTGCTGCTCGACCTGATGGAGCGCGGCATCCGCACGCCGAACGAGGTGGCGGCCGAGCTGGGGTACGACGAGTTCGACGGCGGCGACCAGCGCATCATCAAGACGGGGCTGATCCCGTATGACCAGCTCGGGCTGAACAGCCTATTCGGAGGGCTGGGCGGCCTCGCGCCGGCTGACACCGGCAAGGCGGCAAAAAAAAAGTGCGTCATTGACAAGCGCGAGCGTTACCGCCGGATGAAAACGGTGGACGTGTGGCGCGAGGTCAACCGGGCCGTGCGCGAAACGGGCACGGTGCCGTATGACGCGCACCTGGAGCTGTTCGCACGGCACGTCAAGGCCATGAAGCCGCACGTCAAGCCGTTCCGCTCCGCCCTGGCCGATGCGTTCGACGAGCAGGGCCAGCGCATCATGGCGAAAGTACGGGCCAATTACGGCAAGTCGCTGGACAGGATCCAGCCTGACAAGAGCAAGGCCGCCAGGCTCAAGTTCATCCGCAAAGACCTGCTGGACATGAACGACTACCTCGACATCGAGTACGAGGTCGAGGTTTTCTACTCACTTAACCTCAAGCACTTGACGGACATGTTCCTCGACGCCCTGGGCGCCACGCTGCTGGAGCTGACCGGGGAGCAGCGCGACCTGCTGACGGCGCGGGCCCGCCGGTGGCTGGACACGTTCAGCCGGCGGTACGCCGCCGACGTGGTGGACACCACCCGCGACGCCATCAAAGAGATCATCCGCGAGGGGCTGTTCGAGGGGTGGAGTGTGAACGACGCAGCCGGGCGCATCGAGACGTTGTTCGACGGCTTCGCTGACTGGCGGGCCGAAATGATCGCCCGCACCGAACTGAACGCCGCGTCCAACGCCGGGGCGAACGAGGGGATGCGCACCAGCGGCGTGGTGGGGCGCCAGCAGTGGCTGTCGGCGCTGGACGAGCGCACCCGCCGGGCGCCGCAGAGCGAGTTTGACCATTGGGCCGCGAACGGTGAGATCGCGCCGGTGGATGGGTACTTCACGGCGACGGGCGGCCGGCTGGCGTTCCCGGGCGACCCCGAGGGGGAGCCGGGCAACAGCATAAATTGCCGCTGCACGATCGTCCCTGTGATCGAAGGCCAGGGGGAGTAATATGGACGCAACCATAAAGCAAAAGCTGCTGAACATTGACCGCGAGACGGATTCGGCCGACGGCCGGATGCGGTTCCTAATGACGAGTGACGCGCTGGACCGCGACGGCGAGGTGGTGGATCCGGACGGGATGCTGGCCGACTCGTTCATGCGCAACCCGGTGTTCCTGTACGGCCATGACAGCTATGCGCCACCGATGGGCCGCATCGTGTCGCTGTCGCGCACGGGGGCGGGCTGGGAGGCCGAGGTCGAGTGGGCCGACGCCATCAACCCGTTCGCGGCGATGATCAAGGCGTACTACGACGCCGGCTTCATGCGGGCGGTGAGCATCCGGTTCATCCCGAAGGAGTGGGAGACGGGCAAGCCGGACGAGGATGGCTACACCTACAAGTTCACGAAGTGGGAGCTGCTGGAGCTGTCGGCGGTGACGATCCCGAGCAACCCGGAGGCGTTGCGTGTGCGGTCGGCCTGTGAGGGGCCGGTGCGGCAGTGGATCAAGGGGCTGCAGGCCGCGATGGACACGCCCGAGAATAAGCCTGAAACCAAGGCCGAGTCCGCAGAAGCGCCGGCCAATACCCCGGCGCCGGGTGACGGTGAAAACGCCGGGGTATCTCTTTCCACATTGATCAAGCGCACCCGGGGCCGGCTGGCCGGCATCAAGGCGGCACTAAAGAGCTGCTATGACGACCTGGACGCGCTGCTGGCCAAGTTGGCCGACGGCTGCGATGACGACGACGAGGACGATGACGACGACGAGAAGGGTCTGGATACCAGCGGGGCTGACGCTGCCCGCGCCAAGGCTGCCCAGGATGGCACCGCCCAAGGCACCCCGGCCGCAGAGGTCGGGGAGGAGAGAAAAACTGATGACGGCGGGATCACCTTGGAGAGCCTGGTGGGCGACGAAGTGCCTGAAGGCTTCCACGCCACCGAGCAGGACATCGCCGAGACGGTGGGCCGCAAGCTCACCGAGATCATGGCCGAATGGGAAGCGGCCAAGTCGGCTGATGAGGATTACCTGTCGGGGCGTGCGGCGATCCGGCATCTGCTGGAATGACAGATAGATGAGCGTGTTGCAAAGCAAACAGGGAGGATTCAATACCATGAGCGAAACGGTTTTCAAGAACAAGCAGGAGCTGGACGATCACATCGGCTCCGTGGTGATGTCCGCGCTGGAGGCGTGGAACGAGAAAGCCAAGGCCAACGGCGACAAGCTGCAGGCGCGGGATCCGCGCAGCGGCCAGACCGTGGACGCCGACGAGCTGATCCGCGAAGAGCGGGCCAAGTCGGTGAGCCGGATCAAGGCCATCGAGGAGAAGTCGTTCGACCCGCGGTTCACCAGCGGGCTGATGCAGTCCGGTGAGTACCGCCGGCTCGTCACCGACTGGTTCAAGGGCATGTTCGATCACGGCTACGGCAAGACCGCCGATTGGCGCGACACCGCCGCGAAGCTGGCCGAGTTCGAGCCCACCGCCGAGCGGCAGAAAACCATCAGCTCGGCCTCGGCTACGTCGGGCGCCGAGTTCATGCCCACCGGTTTCGAGAAAGAGATCTGGATGCGCGTGGGCAACTACAACGTGCTGCGCCAGGTGGCCACCGTCGTTCCGGTGGCCGGCAAGGTCACGTTCCCGACGTCCACCACCCGCGCCACGGCGTACTACACCGCCAGCACCACGGCGCCGGCCGGCCAGTCGGCCATCGTCTCCGGCAACGTCACCATCGACCCGCACAAGCTGATCGTGTGGGATGAAGTGGATAAGAAGCTGTTCTACGCCGGCGGCGTGGACCTGACCGACTACCTGGCCACCGCGTTCGCCGACGGCATCGGGTACACCGAGCTGTACTACATGACCAACGGCAGCGGCACCAACCAGCCCAGCGGCTTCGCCAACCATACGGCCTACTCCAAAGTCACCGCCGTGACCCTTGAAACCGGCCTGACCCTGGCGTATGCCGATCTGGTCAACCTCGAGTTCACGCCCGACGCCAAGTACCGCCAGTTCGGCTCGTACATGATGAGCACCGCGGCGCTGAAGCTCGCCACCAAGCTCAAGGACACCACCGGCCAGCCCATCTGGACCCGCGCCGCCGAGGGCCGGCCGCAGCTTTTGAACGGATACCCGGTGTTCCTCAACGAAACCATCCTGGCCAACATCAGCATCTCCGGCGCCAACACCACCGAAATCTACTTCGGCGACTGGAAGGCGTACCTGATCGGCGATCTGAAGCAGATCGCGTTCGAGATGAGCGACCAGGCCGGCGATGCCTTCAAGAACGACAGCGTGTACGTCAAGAGCGTCTGCTACAACGACGGCAAGCTGCGCGACGAGGCCGCCATCGACTACCTCACCGCCGTGCACCACTGAGGCGCGTGAGCTGACCGTACCCGTGACTTAGGCTGACGCGGGGGCGGGGCATAACGGACCCCGCCCCCTTTTCAAAACCGACGGAGGGAGGAACGCGAGATTATGGCCATGATTCAAGTTCTGCGGCCGTGCATCATCCACTGCGGCGCCGACGAGTACAACCTGGAGCCGGGCATCCGTGCGGTGCCGGCTGAGATCGCGGATCGGGCCATTGGCCACGGTCTGGCGGTGAGGTTTCTGGACGATACGACGATGCCTGATCCCGTTACCGAGCCCGAGCCCATTCCGGTTGTCGAGGATGCGCCGGACAAGGCGATGCACCTGAAGGGCACGCGGCGCAAGGGCACCAGCCGGAGGCGCCGGGGATGATCGTACAGGTTGACCGTCCATTCAAGGTGGCCGGCAACGATCCGGAGTACAAGCCGGGCGAGGTGATCCGCTTGCCCGTCGAGATGGCGTCGCTGTTCGTCGGCCTTGGGCTGGCGCACCCGACGCAGGACACCGGCGAGGCGCGGGCATTCGTGGACGACATCCAGCGGCTGCGCCACGACATGGGCATCCGACCCTATGATCCCAACGTGTACTTTCACGACAAGGCCAGCCTGTGGGATGTGCGGCCGGGGCAAAAGATCCTCATCATCCGCAAGTACGGCGGCCTGGGCGACATCCTGATCGCCAGCTATCTGCTCCAGGCGGTGCATGAGCGGTTCCCGGACAACCCGCTGACGTTCGCCAACCCGCGCCGCTACCGCGATCTGTTCGATGGCGTGGACTGGCTGCACTTTCTGGAGTACGACGACATTTTCAAAGAGTATTCGTGGATCCGCGGCGGTGTCATTGCGAACGAGATCACCGAACAGTATGACGTGGTGGAGGACATTTCCACGCCGTGCCATATTTGGGAGGTGTCGTTCAAGGCGTTCGACTTTGACCGCGGCGGGCTGCTGTGGCGCAACCGGCTCGACATGTGGGGCAATTGGGTGGGCGTGTACGGTTTCGATGAGCCGAAGTCGTGCGTTTCGATCAGCCGGGACGAAGTGAAGCGGGCCCGGGGCAAGTTTTTCGGCAACGCGGCCAACCCGCTCCTGCTGGCGCCCATGTCGGCGCTGGACGCGAAAGACTTCCCGTACTATGACGAGCTGCGCAACAAACTAAACAAACGCGGCTGGAACGTGTTCCTGGCCGGCAACAAAAAGTATTTCATGGAGCGGGAGCCCGTGCCGCCTCTGTATGCCTCCAGCAACCGCGAACTGCTCGCAATGGTTGGTGCGGCCGATTACATCGTGACGGTGGACTCGGCGTTCCTGCACGCGGCCGGCATCATGGGCACGCCTGGCGCCGGCATTTTCAACATCAACGACGGCGCCACATATTGCAAATAC